GAACTGACGCACAGAGCGCTCAAAGCCTCGGGGTGACGCATCCTGGGTGGTTTTAACGTCTAGCACTATGCCAGCCTTTCGCAAAAGACCATCTGGGCGTGTCTTTAGGTCAATGTCAATGTCTGGGTCAGTGGCAAAGAATGAAGCCTCTGCCAGCATGTCCGGGTTTGTCAGTAAATGATTTGCCATGCGGTTTTGCATACAGGCATCCGCCATGTTGTTTGCCAGAGAAAAGTCAGCCTCGGTCAGCAATATCTTGCCGGACGCATCGCACTCTTCTTTTAGATCAGACCACGCCTTGCCACGCCGTGTCTCAGGCCCGCGCACAACCAGCTCTTTCTCCGGCTCAAGCAAGTAAGCGTGAACAGCGCTGCCCAATGCAAAGGCCGGGCTGTCCTTGCGCTCTGCGCCGAACAAATGCGCAATGCTTTTGTTNGCTGCGGTCTTNATTGACGTTGAGCCAAACGCATGATGNGCGTGATACTCTTCGTTTGTCATGTCTTCTGATTTGATAATTGTCATTGTGTTTCCTCCATTTTCTTATTGTTCGCATATATGTTTTGCATATGCAATGACAAATTACACCACCTCAATAAAAACTTTTGCCGAAGCCGCCCACAAAATGATTGTGGGACGTTGCTGGCCTACACGGTTAAAAACGTCTGCCTTGGCAATTTTGCCAGAGTTAAACAGCCGTTGAGCCGCATTGCCTGCGGTCTTGTGGTCAAGCTCAAAGTAATCGGCAAGCTCCGCCGTTGTATGATACCCGCCTGCAAGAATGTATGTGAGCATTTCAGCGTCAAGCGCTTCTTGATTTAATGTTTGCGTTTTATCAAGAGAGACTTTTTCGCAAACTTCACTTACGCTATCGCGCTGCAACTTCACAGCCTGCCANGGCGTGCCTTTGTCTGACTTGTCTTGATAGTTAGGCACAAGCACGGCGTCTATCTCNTCNCCAGGCGCAAGGTCAAATCCCTCGGCAATGTGAACCGGAATAAAAACCTGCCCTTGCGTTTCTGTATCGCAGGCAAATGCAAAGCCGTGAGCGTGCGCGTTTGTTATGATAATTTTGTTCATTTGCTTTCCTTTAGTTTTATGCTGCGGGCAATGCCCCACAGTTTCTCCAACGGCAAAAGATTTTCCTGATCCATTGCCCAACCTTTGCCGTGGCCAAGGTCAATTTCGTAAGCCTGATCCATAAAATGCGTCTTGGGTATGTATCCCACAACGTGCATCCGGTCAGGCGCTTGCTGGCAAACCAGAATGGAGCAGTCAGCCTTGAATGCCTCACGCTTTTTAAACAGTAGTCGCCCGGTAGTGTAGAAAGTGGCTTTCACATCTACAGAAATATTATCCAGCCATACGTCTCGGCCATCATCTACGCCTATGGCGTGGATGTGGTCGAGTTCAAACACCTTCGACACGGCAAGCTCTGCCTTGACGCCCAGCAAATCAAGATCGGCGTCGGACCTGCCCTTGTCCCTGCGCTGATTAACAACGCCAGATGCTCGGGCCAACTGCCAGCGCATTGCTGCGGCTTGGTGGCATTGTGCAACCTCTTTTTGCGTTAGGTGTACGAGCATGGAATGTCCTATCTAAAATGGCGGTTCTTCGTTTTCATGCGCCGGAACCCACATAGGAGATAAAGGTTCCGGCGCAGAATTGATTTGAGCATCGCCCGCAGCAACAGGGTGGCCGAACATTTGCATCAAGAACGTCGGCAGATGCTCAGACCAAATCACTTGCGAGCCTTCGCGGTAGCTCGCGCAATTACATCGTCAGCGGCTTGGGCGGCGCGTTCTTCATCACGCATATCAGCCTCAAGCATGGCATTTAAAACACCGCTGCAAATATCGACGCGGCTATCGTGGTCTATTTCGTAACCTTCAAGCAAAACGCAAATGATAGAGCCAAGATGTTTGTTTTGCATTTTATCTGGTAACGCGCCCATAAAGTCGTGGCACGCATCAGCAATTATTTTTTCTCGCTTACTCATAGCCCTTAACCTCTTCATCCAGCACAATGGAAATGATTGAGCGGTGAATGCCAGTGTCGCCATTCAAATCAAGCCCATCCTTCACAAGCGCGGCGTGTATCTTGCGCCGGGCAGAAACAGATGCACGGCTCAAACGTGTATTCTGCGGGTGCTGCCAATCCCAAAACTGCGCAACACCCATATAATCCGGCGAGCCAATAAACTCGCGGTCAATCTCTGTTATCTTGCACAGAGCATTGAACGTAACGCCAGGCAATCCCACCTTAATACTCATCGACTTCGCCCTCCCATGTAATGCCATGCTCGGCAAAGCGCTCCATTTGGTATTTGTTGGGCTTGGTGCGCTCAAAGTTATGGATAAGGGAACAAAGGTGGCCAAAACGCTTCATATTAGTGATGGATAAATCTTCCCCATTCTCGCTTAAATCATCCTGAATGGCTAAGGCCAATTCAGCGCACAACTTTCCAATCTGGCTTTTGTCGTCGTTTTCTGACTTGTCCCAACAATTTTCCTCAACCAAGATATGATTTGCGACTATAACTTGCCCGAAATGGTCCACGGAAAATAAATTGTTTAAATCTTTTTGAGATTTTGCGCCGCGCAAAACCAAGCGCAATTCGCCGATGCACATCGAAGACCATTTCAATTCGCGCAAGCTATCGCGCTCCAAATCGGTGAAATGCGAAGCAATATCTGCGCGGTCAAGCATATCTTGCTTGATGTCTTCCCAAAATTTAATGTCTCTTGCGGATGGTTTGATATCGTTTGTCATTTTAAACTCCATGTTTGTGTTGTGCCACCAGTATTTGCATAGAAAAAACATATACGCAAGCACATTTTTAACTGGCTCCCTATATTTTAAACATATATAAAGAAAACAGACACAAGGGGAGTCAAAACCATGTCAGATAAAAAGCGCTTAATTAACTTTGCAGAAGAATATGACCAAGTAATATCGGAGGCCGCGCGCAGGTCAGGGCTATCGTTTAGCGCGTTCTGCCGCAGTGCAGCATTAGAAAAGGCCGCAACAATCGTGCAGCATGTAGAGCAACCGAGGGCCGATTGATGCTTATATATGGATGCGATCCGGGGTTCACCGGGGCTGTGGCGCTGTACTGGACCGATACGGGCAAGCTGGAAGTGCATGACATGCCGGTAATGAAAAATCCAAAAGGTAAGTCAATTTTAAATTTGCATTCCCTGCTGGACGTGTTCGAAAACGAGGCCGACGAAAAGTGCATGTGCATAATTGAGCAAGTCGCGTCGAGACCCGGCCAAAACTCAAGCGCAGTTTTTCGATTTGGCCAAGGCTTTGGGCAATTGCAAATGGCGGTCGCGGCAAACAAACTGCCGGTGCAATATGTGACGCCAGCAAAATGGAAGAAATATTTTGGGCTGATTGGGTCAGATAAGAACGCCAGCCGAGCGATTGCAATGGATCGCTTTCCGCAAGAAAGTGACTTGTTCAAGCTGGCCAAGCACGATGGACGGGCAGAAGCTGCCTTGCTTTGCCTCTACGCGGCAGAAAATATGGTTTCATAATTGGATCATAATTGTTGAGCCATATAAACAAGGGCTTTGGTTGAGCAATTATGATGATTATGATGCAATTATGATCTAATTATTAATTTTGCCCAGCCTCATCATAATATCATAAAATGCTTATAAGCATTATGATTATGATCTGGGGCGAGGTTGGTTGGGAGTGATGTAAATGGCATATGATTGGGCTAAGTGGGTCAATCATAAGATTGAGAAGGGCGAGGCGATTGTCCGTCCTGCTGGCTATCATAAAGGGGTGGAGCGGTTGCAGGGGTTTAGATCAAGGCTTGACGCTTGCTGTGATCTAGGGGAGCTGGAAGGCTTCGCCAATCGTCGCAAATTTAATCCGGCATTGCCGCGCTGGAATGCAAGTGAACGTGATGCAATATTGCGGCGCAAGTTTGAAATGGAGAATGGGAAATGAGCGAGAATATAAGAACGGAAATACTAACTGAAGCATTGGACCTAATCAATCCGGGCGGGGATAGGGCCAAGGCTTATGGATCAGCGCAAGAAAACTTCACTTGCATTGCTGAAATGTGGAGCGCCTATCTTTCACCGCATAAGGTGACGCCGCGTGATGTTGCAAATTTAATGGCGTTATTGAAATTGGCCAGAATGAGGCAATCCGCCGGAGGTCATAGGGATAGCAGCCTTGATGCGGCCGCCTATTGCGCCTTAGCGCATGAGCTGGACCAAACCACATAAACTTGCGTTCTTGCATTGTGCGGGGCTATACAGAGGCACGGCGTATTGTTCCTCCCAAGAATGCGCCTAAACTGGCCCGGCGCTTGTCCCAATCCATGCGCCGGGCATATCAGGAGCCTAGCAATGTCATTTCAGATTGATTTTCGCATGATGCTTAATTGCGAGGATACAGACCAGCAAGAGACAGTTACGGGTCAGCTGATTGACCACGTTGAAGATCAGCTATCTGCTGGCGTACCTGTTGAGCGAGTTTTGCAAGGTCTTGCGGAGGTTATTCTTGAAATGCACGATATGATAAGTCCAGAAGGTGACACAGTGCATTAAAAAAAGCCCGGCGCGATGGCCGGGCGTTTTTTGTGTTATGGGTTAAGGTAAATCGCAATCAGCGTGACGGTTAAGACCACAGTGAACATTGCGGCGATTGTCCAATCCTCTTTGTCCATTATGCTGCTACCTCTTCGTCAGATAGCCCAGAGCAACGCAAAGCGTGCAAAATGCAGTCATTATATTCAGCCGTCGCTCCGTTAAAGGTTAAGTTTCCATTAACCTGCAAGCCATAGCGCACGGCGTAACCAAAGTCAGTAATAAACATTTCAACGCTTGTGCCGTCGTCGCCTATATTTGTTTCCATGATAAGTTTTAGCATCACGCCGCCTCCTCTTCGCGTTCTTGGTATATATCCCAAAGGCGGCTTGCGATGCGTCTTTCAATTTCGCCGTAAGCCATGATACAAGCGATCTCGTCATATGACTTGCCGTGCTGGCCGCCATAGCATTCAGAGAAGAAATCTTCGCCTTGGTCAATGTTGCAGTTTTGGCAAAGCGCGTGAGCCTTGGCGTAGTAGATAACATATTCCGAGCCGTCTGCGCTTTCATGCGCTTGTTCCATAGCAATCTCAAAATTAGCTGCATCCTCTGCAATTTCTTCTGCAATGCTGTCGCAATACTTTGTAAGGTCATAATCTTGCATTGTCTTTCTCCATGTTTGTTTGTGT